CAGGTGGTGCAGTATGGATGACGATGATGTAAAACAACAAGCCTTGGAACAGGCACAGCAAGCCTATGGATTATTTATATGGTTTGTGAAGTGGTTCAGCTACATTATGATAACGCTGATTGTTATAATGTTTATGAACAACTGGTTTGATGACGGCACAGGCAGTATGTTTATGCCAGATGAAATATACGAGGATCAATATGACCCACAGGGTCTTAACAAAAAGAAAGGAATATAGATGAAAGCATATCATAACAAAGGCTTTGGCATGGCATTCTTTGTAGTGTTCTTGCTACTTGTACCTCTGCCCATACTAGGACTGTGGGCAGTGGACGGACAGGATTGGGTGGACAGATTTACTACAAAGTATTTCTCACCTTGGCAGTCTGAGTGTTGGGAAACAGCCAAGCATGAACGAGTCTGCAAGGGTGACAACCAATGCAAATGGTTCAGGAACTTCTGTCATGACTGAGGGCAGAGCATTAATTTTAACAATGGTAATCATGGTGGTGGGTACACTGCTACTGAATGCTGTAGTACAAGGAGTTATATCATGAATAGATTTATTATTGAGTTCAACGTAGAGGACATTGCAAAGTCGCTGTGTGATCAGCACATTGTAAAGATGCCACTAGAAGAAGCACAGATGCTATGCACTACGCTATGGCATCATGCACCAGAGTATGCAGAAAAGCATGACCTGTACAAACCTGTTCATCAGAAGCACCCCTGCACATTGTGGGCTATGCAGACTAGGGCTAACTATAGGTATGCCTATGATCTCTACTCAGCTATGCTCGTAGAATATACACATAGATATGGTAAGATACATGGTGCAAGTAAACACAAGAATGCTTTGTTCTTTGGTAGCACCTATGTCCCAGAGGGATGGCAGACACCACATCCACAGTGTTTTAGTGGGCTTGATCATCTCAAGACTGACGAGCAGTTTCCTATCAAAGCATATCGTGAGTTCTACAAGGCAGACAAGCTCAAGTTTGCACGATACAGCAAGGGCAGATCCATGCCTGAGTGGATGGCTGCGTAATGGCTATCTTAGAAACGGCATTCATGTGCATGGCACTTAACATATATCACGAAGCAAAGTTTCAATCTATGCTTGGACAGATAGCAGTGGGTCAAGTAGTCATGAACAGAGTAAAAGACAGCAGGTTTCCTGACAACGTATGTGATGTAGTAACACAAGCAGTCACATACAAAGGCACAGACAAACCTGTACTCCACAAGTGCCAGTTCAGTTGGTACTGTAATGGCGAGAGTGACGAGCCTAAGTATGACAGCCAAGAGTGGTGGAATGCACAAGAGTACGCATCCATTGTGCTGTCAGGTACAATAGCTCTTGACGTGACCGAAGGAGCTACACACTACCATGCAACCTATGTGCGTCCTGCATGGGCGAAGACTAAGACACGCACAACCAGAATTGACCGACATATTTTTTATCGTTGGGAAAAATAGTGCTTGATTAATTATTTATATAGTATATCTTTAACACATAAACAACATAAGGAGAACTAACATGGCTTTAGATTATATAACAAACGGATTAGAAATACCTGAGTACCTAGATTTTACTACACGTACTGAGCCTACACGTATGGCAGGTAAGAAGTACGTCATCAACAACGACACTGACGAGGTGATTGGTATTGTTGGTAGCAAGTTCAACTCTGTTACACACACAGAGTTCTACGACAGAGTGTGGGACACCATGTCTGAACAGCTTGGTGAAGAAGCAATGCAAGGTGTGCAGGTTAAATGGAATACTGCACGTAACAATGCATTCGCTATGCTTGATGCTACTATGCCTAGTACTAAAGCATTAATCACAACCGACAAGCAACAAACAGAAATATCACAGCGAGTGATAGCTCTGCATGGTGTAGATGGTCTGTGTTCTAATCAAGTATTCTTTGGTGCGATAGACTTCTTCTGCACAAACGGAATGATCAGAGGTGAGCATGACAAGGTGCGAAGAAAGAACACCACCAACTTTAACATGGCTACCTTTATCAAGGAGCTAGAGAATGCTAACAGTGACTTCTACTCACAGGCTGAACAGCTACAGGAGTGGGCAAGGACACCTCTTGAGTATAACTCAGTGAGAGATATGCTTCACTCTCTCATGGGATCTGAGAAGAAAGGTGACAAGATGCTTGGCTTATATGCACAAGAGATACAGACAAGAGGACACAATGCCTTTGCACTATACTCTGCGTTCACTAACTATGCATCATATGCAGATGAACGTAATGGCTTCAAACTACGTAACACAGGCAACGACACTAACTCAATAAGTATGTGGGGTCGGGAGCAGGAAGTTACCAAGTGGGTATCTTCTAAGCAGTTCAAAGAACTGGTTGCTGCCTAATGAAGTTACCTCGTTACGTACAACAGAGGTACACACCGAAGGGGGTGCGAACATTCAGGTTCAATCCCCCTCGTCAACTTACTGACACTGGTATTGTATCTCGTAGAGAGCTAGGCAATAATTTTAACGAAGCAAAGAAGATCGCAGATTATCTGAACAAGATCGTTGATGAGTATCGACAAAGTAAACTGATGGATTTATCAGTTACCAGATCTACTAAGTTGTCAGAACTTTGTGACATCTATCTTTTATCTAATGATTTCAATGCTTTACGAGAGTCTACCAAGGCTGATTACATATACTTTATACGAGTATTATGTGATAGTCTTGGTGAAAAGAAGTGGCACACTATATCTAGTAGGTTAGCCAAGCGAACTTATGAGGTTTGGGTGAGAAGAGGTGTATCTTTTGCCAACCATGTGTGTAGTGTAGCGTCTAGGATCTACAACTATGCAACAGAGATGGAGTATGGTAATCATAATCCTTTCTCTGCTATTAGACGCAAGTCTACACAGCCTAGACGTGTAGTGTGGGCGAAAGAACAGGTGCGTCAATTTCTTGACTTTGCATATGGTAAGTATGAGTATCGAAGTATAGGTCTGATAGTACATATGGCATACGAATGGTGTCAGAGAATAGGTGACATGAGATTATTGACATGGGATACTCTTGACATGGACAAAGGACAGCTAAACTTGGAGCAATCCAAGCGTAGATCTAAGGTGTTCCTGCCCATAGGAGATGAGCTATATGAGATGTTGCTACAACAGAAGGCTGACTTTGGCTTTCAACAGTACGTAGCACCAAATATAAAGCCTGTACAAGGCAAGTACAACCCTTACAGCTTGGAAGGTGTATCGAAGATAGGAAGACGTGTCATGAAGCAATCTGGACTGCCTGACGAGCTACGCTTGATGGATCTAAGACGCACAGGAGTGACAGAAATGATTGACAGTGGAGTCCCAATGGGGCAACTTATGTCAGTCACAGGTCATGCCAACGTGCAGTCGGTCAAGCCTTACATGAAACACACATTTGAGAGTGCAAAGAATGCTCTCATGACAAGGAGTAAGTATAATGTATAACTTATATAGTATACTAGAAGGTATAGAGTTAGGTAATGGTGAGACTAAAAGGATAGACTGTCCTGAGTGTGGTGGTTATAAGACGTTTACTGCTACAAATAACATGGGTAGACTATTGTGGAACTGTTATAAAGCATCGTGTAGCATATCAGGATCGAAGCCTGTGCATATGTCAGTAAACGATATACGTCAGGCTATTGAACGAAAGGAGAAAGCACAAGAAGGATTCGTTATGCCTGAGTATGTTGTCCCTTACAGGGGGCAGCCTGACATAACTAGGTTCATGGAAAGGTTTGACTTGATGGGTGGACTGTACCATGACGTAAAGGATAATCGTGCTGTGTTCCCGATCATGCAGGACGGTGTAGTTGTGGACGCAGTTGGGCGAAGTCTTAGAAATAGTTTGCCTAAGTGGAAAAAATATGGGAATAGTGGCTTGCCATTTACATCTGGTTGTGGTAAAGTCGCTGTAGTTGTTGAGGATTGTGTCAGTGCCGTTATTGTAGGCAGTGACGTGTATGTTGGGGTTGCTGTGTTAGGCACGTCACTGTCAGACATACACAAGAGGTATCTGTCACAGTTCTCTTCAGCTATCATAGCTCTAGACCCTGACGCACTACCCAAAGCTATGGACTTCTTTAAAGATTTGAAGAGTATTGTAAAAGATGTACGAGTATTACGATTGACTGACGATCTGAAGTATAAACATCCTAACGACATTGAAAAACTAACAGCAATAGGAGAACAAATAAATGGAAACAGCATTAATTCGTAGTTTGATGGACAAGGACTTCTATGATGACCATAGAGGTATCAAGTGTCCCGATAAGTTATTTGGTAAAGATCTGCGTAAGATTAAAACATCTGTAGACTATGCCATGCAGAGATACAACAGGACTGTCACACCCGATGAAGTAGAAGCACTGTTTATGTCAGGTAATCCAACCATGACTACAGCACAGAAGCAAGCGTTCAGTGACTTGTTCTTACGTGTGAAGAAAGAGTCCCCACTTGGCAAGGACGTGGCACAAGAGGTCTTGTCCAAGCTATTCCAACAGGTGATTGGCGAAGAGATAGCTAACCTTGGCTTTGACTATGTGAATGGTTCACAGACTAGCCTTGAACCCTTACGTAATCTGTTGGAGAGATACAACGATGACTTCATACCTGCACTCAATGTAGAGTGGGCAGATATATCTATTGACAATCTGCTTGCCAAGAATGACTTAGAAGCACGTTGGACTTTCAACATACCTAGCCTGACTCGCAAGATAGAGGGTGTCAACGAAGGACATCTGATTGAGGTTGGAGCTAGACCCAACACAGGTAAAACATCTTTCCATGCATCTATGATCGCAGGTGAGAATGGCTTTGCTCGACAGGGTGCTAGATGTATTATCTTATGTAACGAAGAAGCAGTACACAGAGTTGGTATCCGTTATCTGACTGCCAGTTCCAACATGAATCAGTATCAGATCAAGGAGAATCCTAAGTTGGCTGACGAGAAGTATGATGCAGTAAGAAAGAACATCAAGCTGTATGACTGCACAGGTCGTGACATGGCATGGGTCGAGAGTGTAGCTAAGTCATACAAGCCTGACGTGATGGTGCTAGACATGGGTGATAAGTTTGCTAAGACAGCAGGGTTTGCCCGACAGGACGAAGCTCTGAAAGCAAATGCTATCCATGCTCGTACCATTGCAAAGCAGTATGGTTGTGCTGTGTTTTACATGTCACAGCTATCTGCCGAAGCAGAGGGCAAGGTTATACTTAACCAAGCCATGATGGAAGGTAGTAGAACAGGTAAGGCTGCCGAAGCTGATCTGATGCTACTACTAGCTAAGAACCCTGAGGTCGAAGGTGAAGATGAAGCTTCTCCACAACGACATATCAATGTGGTTAAAAACAAACTGTCTGGTTGGCATGGCAAGATTGTCTGTGAGCTAGACTACAAGACAGCGAGGTACACAGCATGAATAAACTACAACCAGTAAAAGGTGCATACTACAGACGATTTCAACCTGATTCATATAGGGAGAATGATGGTAAAGCAAAACAAATAGTTATGGACTACTTAGAAAGAAATGGACACACAAACTTGTCAGCAGGTGAAAACTTTTCTTTTGATATTAGTTCAGAAAAGAATGGACATAAGTATTATTCTGAGGTAGAAATGAAGAATCAGTGGAATCGAATGATACCACCGACTACCATTGCAAATTGGAATCCAACATGGAAGGAGATACGTATACCACACCGTAAAATAAAATTAATAAATAAATTTAGGGACATGAACGATAATTCATTCTTTAACTTTTATGTAATACGTAGTGACTGTGATTATGCTTGGAGAATCAAAGACTTTCAGATGACACAGGAATGTATAAAAGAAGTATGGTTATCTAATGCAAGACGTAAAGAACACTTTTTTCATATACCTTTTGAAGAAGCAGAACTAGTTAAACTAAGGGACACAGCATGAGACTAATACTAGACGTAGAGAACAATGTAACCAAGCGTGGTGACAAGTTACATCTTGATCCATTTGAGCCTGACAACTGCCTAGTTATGGTAGGCATGAAGACGGACAACTGGGAAAGAGTAGTCACGTTTGAGCATTCAACTGAGCCACCGACTCCCAATGGTTTCAACATAGTACAGGAGCAACTAGATAAAACTACTGTACTTGTGTGTCACAATGTTGCACACGATTTGATCTGGCTGTGGGAGTCAGGCTTCAAGTATGACGGTATTGTATTTGACACAATGCTTGGTGAGTATGTGCTACAACGTGGACAGAAGAAACCTCTATCATTAGAGCAGTGTGCAGAACGATACAATCTGGATACAAAGAAGCAGGACACACTGAAAGAATATTTCAAGAGTGGTACACCTGTATCTGAGATACCACATGACGAACTAAAAGAATATCTATTGCACGATCTACGAGCTACGTTCAGTCTTGCAGATCATATACATCACAGGTTCATGAATGGGGACAGCGATCTGTTTGATACTGTTACACATACTAACATGGTTGCTGTATGTCTATGTAAGATATATGCTCGTGGTTTTAAGGTTGACCTTGACAAACTTGATGACGTTAGAAAAGAGTTTGAGAAAGAAAAGCAGGACATCATACGTGAGCTTGGACAGCAGGTGCAAGATCTGATGGGTGATAGACCTATCAATCTTAACAGTCCAGAGCAGTTATCTTGGGTTATCTACAGCCGTAAGCCAAAAGATAAATCTACATGGGGTAACTTCTTTGAACCCTACATGAACAAGGCAGACTTCAACAGGTCAGTCAGCGAACACAGTGAGGTTCTATATAAGGTATCAGCTAAGACCTGTCTCATGTGTAGAGGACGTGGATATATTACTAAGGTTAAGAAGAATGGTACACCGTTTAAGAAACCAAACAAATGTCCTAACTGCAACGAGTCTGGTTGGTTGTATGAAGACAGACCAAATCAGATAGCAGGACTTAGATTCAGTCCACCTACAGCTAAGTGGGTAAGTGCCAATGGGTTTAGTACAAATAAGATTAATCTTGAGGTGCTAGAACACTTTGCCAAACGTAGTAACAATACTAAGGCAGAGTTGTTTCTCAAGCGTGTGCGTAGATTATCTGCACTAGAGACATACTTGTCCTCGTTTGTTGAGGGTATATCTACATACACCAAGCCTGATGGCAAGCTACATGTTAGATTACTACAGCATCGTACATCTACAGGACGATTCAGTGGTGCAGATCCTAACATGCAGAACATGCCCAGAGGTGGTACGTTCCCTGTGAAGAAGATCTTTGTGTCCCGATGGGAAGGTGGTAAGATACTTGAAGCTGACTTTGCACAGCTAGAGTTCAGGACTGCTGCCTATTTGTCACAGGATGCTACAGCTATCAAGGAGATAGAAGATGGCTTTGATGTACACAGCTACACTGCACAGGTTATTACGGATGCAGGACAGCCTACGTCTAGGCAAGAAGCAAAGGCACACACGTTTGCTCCTCTGTATGGAGCTACAGGCTTTGGCAGATCTGAAGCAGAAGCATCCTACTACGAGCAGTTTAGTTCAAAGTATGAAGGTGTGGCTAAGTGGCACAAGAAACTAGCCAGTGAAGCACTAGAGACAGGACGTATAAAGATACCGTCAGGTAGATCGTTTGCTTTTCCTGATGTAGTAAGACGTGGCAACGGCACTGTGTCCCACTTCACACAGATAAAGAATTATCCTGTACAAGCATTTGCTACGGCAGATATTGTACCACTAGTTCTCATGACTATAGATAATATGCTCATGAATATGGATAGTTGCATAGTAAATACTGTGCATGATTCGATAGTAATAGACGTTCATCCTGACGAAGTGGATGACGTTCTAAACATAGTAAATAGTATAAATAGTGAGATGAAAACACTCATCAATACTCGTTGGAATATAGACTTTAATGTTCCCCTAAAATTAGATGCAAAAATAGGTGACAACTGGCTTGACACTAAAGATGTATGATGGTATAACTATAACACTTTTCAATTATAAGGAGATTAATATATGAATATAGTAACATTAAACGATAGCCCTGAAATGATAGCGAAAGCTATGGGAATGACGCAACAACCTACAGAGAAGAAGTCCTCTGGAGTTACGTTGCCTAGACTAAAAGTACACAACAGTGCAATCATGGGTACTGAAGAGATCAAAGGTAAGAAAGTAAATATCGAAAAGCTTTCTGGTGGATCTTTCAGGATTGACATGCCCGATGAGGGTGGTGTTTATTTTAAGGAGAACCTTGAGTACAGGCTTTTCTTTCAACGGTTTATGTACAAGAGATGGGACACATCTAAGAACAACTTTGTCAGAACTATAATGACGGATAGTCTGAAGGGTCTTAGGGACATGGATGTAAAGGATACCGATGGTGGTTACAACTGTGGTAGAGCATCTGGTTTCATGGCGAAAGAAGACTTTGATGCCTTGCCTGACAACAGGAAAGCGTTGATCCGATCTGTTAAAGAGGTCAGAGTTGTGCTTGGTCTTGCTAACTTTGACGGTGCATTGAAGCAAGAGGGCAGTGATCTAGTTGACGCAGATCTTGGAGTTGTGCCTTTTGTTTGGGACATACAGAATGCAGAGTCTTCAAAAGACGTTGATGCTGTAGTTGCTAAGTCTGCACAGCTTAATGTAAAACCTCTGGAGTTTCTAACTAAGGTTGAGACTAGTGAGAGGAAGTTACCAAACGGTAATAGTTTCTATGTTACCAAGTCATCTCTGGATGTATCTAACAAGGTTAAGATTACTCCTGCTGACGAAGAGCATTTTGTTAGCTTTCAGTCTTGGATACAGGGTGTCAATCAATGGGTCATTGGTAAGCACAACGAGCTTGCACACAACAACGAGAGTGTGGACAAGGAACTTGTTGAGTCTTTCATTGACATAACATCTGAAGATAAAGTTCAGTAATCATGAACCATAAAGCAGAGTTAGCACTGCATCGGTTCTTGGATAAGGCTACTGACGGTGAGAAGGTATTGTCTGATGCAAACATCAACAAGATTGCAGAGGATATTAAAGAAGCCTTGCACCGTCAGTTTGGCTCACAGAATAACAGGAAAGAGTTTAGACTACGTATGTCTAATATAGGTAGACCTACTTGTCAGCTTTGGTTTGAAAAGAACCACCCTGAAAAAGCACTACCACTTCCTAATAACTTTGTGATGAATATGATGTTAGGAGATATCGTAGAAGCTGTATTCAAAGGTCTGCTTAGACAGGCAGGTGTTGCCTATGATGATTCCAAGAAGGTTAGTATGGAACTCAAGATTGATTCTAAGATTGAGGGTACATACGATATAGTTATGGACGATGCCGTGGACGATATTAAGTCTGCATCAGATTGGTCTTATAAGAATAAGTTTCAATCGTTTGATACACTCGCTGACGGTGATGCATTTGGATATGTGGGACAGTTAGCAGGGTATGCACAGGCTCTTAATAAAAGGGCAGGTGGATGGTGGGTCATAAATAAAGCTAATGGTAACTTTAAATATGTACCTGCTGACGGTTTGGACTTGACAAAGGAGATAGATAAACTATCTTCTAACTTAGATGTAGTTGAGAGTAACGAGTTTAAGAGATGTTTTGAACCAGTTGAAGAAACATTCAGAGGTAAACCTACAGGTAATAAAGTTCTTACGAAGACATGTTCTTTTTGTAGATACAAGCAAGCCTGTTGGTCAACCTTGCAGGAGATACCCTCACTGGTATCACAGGCAAGAGAGCCAAAGATTGTTTCATATGTTGAAATAAGAAAGGAGAAACTTATATGACAAGCAAAGAACCTACATTAGAAGAAATGGCAGATCAGATTTCTGATTTACAAACACAGCTTTCAGACATGAAGAAAGCTTACAACGATAAGAAGTATGCTGCCTATAACGCTGCAAAAGAAGCATACCTTGCAGAAGCAAAAGCTCTATATGGAGATAGACACGTTCCTCTGTCGAGGACGTACTCTGTCTGGTGGTAGTTGCTATACACTTCTAAACAGTATCAGGTAGCACGTAAGTTAGGCTATCGTAGTGGTCTTGAGGTTAAGCTCTCAGAGTTTCTTGATGAACTAAAGATAAAATATATCTATGAGGGTATCAAGATAGAGTGGGAAGACTTAGCTTACAGACAGTACACACCTGACTTTGTGCTACCTAACGGCATAATAATAGAGACAAAAGGATTGTTTACCGTAGCAGATAGACGGAAGCACATATGTATACAACAACAGCACCCCAAGCTAGACATACGTTTTGTGTTTACAAGTAGTAGAAGAAAATTACAGAAGGGTTCTAAGACTACCTATGGTATGTGGTGTGAAAAGAATAACTTTAAATATCACGACAGGATTATACCAGAGGATTGGTTGAAAGAACGTAAAAAGAAACCACACCCTGAGTTCATAAAGTTCTCAGGTAAAAAAATTATAAGGAGATATAAATGACACAGAACGGATTTAAAGACTTGCATTTTAAATTAGATGATCAGGATATAATTATTCGGGTTCAGCCTATACTTGATCATCAGAATAATTGGACAGGAGATGTACACCTGCAAGTTATAGACTCTGTAGAAAATCCTCTATCCGATAGAGACTTCAATGATATTATGTTCTTTGCAAGAATGTGCCTTGTAGGTATTGACTTACTTAGAACAGATGAAGAGTGGTCAAAGAAAGTTTATCAGGTTGTTAGAAACGAATTAGAAAATGAAACAAAACCTAAAATTGTTGGTAGACAGGACAATGTAATTACGGTAGACTTTAAAGCAATGAAAGAGAAACTAAATGGGAGTGCGTGATATGGCAAAATGGGATATAGATTGTAAGGATAAAGATATGGTAAATAATCCACCACATTATAACAAATACGGAGTAGAATGTATTGAAGCTATTCAGTCTGCTACAGGAGAGGGATACGAATATTATTTGCAGGGTAATATTATTAAGTATCTTTGGAGATACCGATATAAGAACGGTGTGCAGGACTTAGAGAAAGCACAGTGGTATCTAAATAAGTTGATAGAAATAAAAAAGGCTAGTAAAGATCCTACTGATGTCTATACTAGCTTTGGTATTGAGTTGAGTGATGGTTGTTAAAGTATATCTCACTCTAGATCTCGACAAGGATGAGTACCCTGTACCTGCTGACGGTGATCCTAGTGAAGAGATACAAGAAGCGTTAGAAGAGTTTATCTACGATATTGATGGACTAAAAGTTAAAAACATAAGAATAACATTGGAGAACTAATATGAATGATTATCAAAAATTTATTGCAATATCTAGATATGCTAGATGGATTGACGAAGAGAACAGAAGAGAGACATGGGAAGAAACTGTGCAAAGATATGTGGACTATATTACTGAGAAAGTAAAAGGACACTTACCTAAACCACAGATTATTGATGCTATAACTAAACTAGAGGTTATGCCCTCTATGAGAGCATTGATGACTGCAGGACCTGCACTTGAGAGAGATAATACAGCAGGGTATAACTGTAGCTATCTGCCTGTCGATGACCCAAAAGCTTTTGATGAAGCTATGTATATACTGTTATGTGGCACAGGTGTAGGTTTTTCTGTTGAAAGACAATACGTATCACAGTTACCAGAGATTCCACAAAGTTTAGATCATGTTGAAACTGTAATAAAAGTGCAAGACAGCAAAGAAGGATGGGCAAGAGCCTTACGTAAGCTCATAGGGCATCTATACATGGGCGAAGTTCCTATGTGGGACATGTCAAATGTAAGACCTGCAGGTGCTAGACTCAAAGTGTTTGGTGGGAGAGCTAGTGGTCCTGCACCTCTAATTGATTTATTTAGCTTCACTGTTGCTTTGTTTCGACAGAATGCAGGTCGTAAGCTATCTAGTTACGATTGTCATAATCTTATGTGTAAGGTTGGGGAAGTTGTAGTATCTGGTGGTGTACGTAGATCTGCTATGATCAGTCTGTCTAACCTCTCAGACCAACGCATGAGACATGCCAAGTCAGGCAAGTGGTGGGAGACTGCACCACAGATGGCTCTTTCAAATAACTCTGTTGTTTACACTGACAAGCCTGATGGAGAGACATTCTTACGAGAGTGGACATCTCTTGTTGAGTCTAAGTCAGGTGAACGTGGTATATTTAATAGAATATCTGCAAAGGAACAAGCAAAGAAGTTTGGCAGAAGAGATGCCGATCATGAGTTTGGTTGTAATCCTTGTAGTGAAATCATACTCAGACCCTATCAGTTCTGCAATCTTACAGAGGTTGTAATACGAGAGAAAGATAAGTTTGATGATTTGAAGAGAAAGGTTATGCTTGCCACTATACTTGGCACAGCACAGGCTACACTCACTAAGTTCCCATACTTGCGAAAGATATGGCAGAAGAATACTGAAGAGGAAAGACTCTTGGGAGTTAGCCTTACAGGTATTATGGATAATGAATTAACGAATGGAAAGAAACATGGACTTGAAAAAACCCTTGAAGCACTCAGAGAAATCGCAGTTGAAACAAACAAAGAATGGTCAGCAATCTTTGGAATCCCACAAAGCACAGCAATCACCTGCGTCAAACCCAGTGGTACAGTATCACAGCTTGTTGACTCAAGCAGTGGTATCCACCCTCGTCATAGCAGTTATTATATTAGGACTGTCAGGGG